CGGATGGGTAATGATAGGGGTAGATAGTAAGGGTAATCAGATGCGGCAGTTGGCCGCACGTATGGACGATGAAGATTTCACAAAGGCAGTGTTGTATGGAAGAGCAGAAGATGGAACAGACCTACACTCTATCAATCAGCGGCTCACGGGAGCAGCTAGTCGATCTCTTGCAAAGAATTTCTTTTATGGATGTATCCTTTTCGGAGCCGGAGATAGAAAGACCGCAAAAATACTCAATACAACCCCCGAAAGGGCGAAGCAAATTAAGCAACGTTTCTTTGAAGGCTTGCCTGCTCTATCTGTGCTTGTCTCGTCCCTTAAGAAAGAGTGGTGTATCACTGCTAAACAACGGTGGAACCCTCGATGGCACAGATTAGAACATTATGATGGGTATATACGAGGAATTGATGGACGCAGTATATTGGTATCCATGGAAAAAGACTTACTTGTTTACGCACTTCAAAGCGACGAAGCGATTCACATGGCGACCGCTTACATCATGGTCCACAAGTGGGCAGAAGAGAGAGGATGGCAGGTGGGAAGAGATTGGGGGATGCTAATTTGGATGCACGATGAGTTCCAGATGGAGAGCAGACCTGAGATTGCAGAAGAGCTTGGCCAGATGGCTTGTGATGCAATAGAGTGGTCCGGTAAGTTCTATGGTATTAGATGCCCGCATGGTGGCAGCTTTTTAATCGGAAGGAATTGGTATGAAACGCATTAGGGTTGTAGAGATTGTAGCTAAAAGTGATGAATATGATTACTATAGTTCAAGTGAGAGTGTTGCAGCATTGTTACCTGTATCATCAGATTGGTTGGAAGTTTCAGATAAAGAATATAGTGATTTAGAAAGCTATGTTCGTGAAAAAAACCTACATTACCGTAAATGGGTTATTGTTGAATACCTTCCTCTTGAAAGAACAATAGATTTATTAATGAAAGCAAAAGAATTTGTAGCAGCAAAAGAGAAAAAAAGAATTAAACGAGAAGAACAATATGTAGCTAGGCAAGAAAAGGCAGCCAATATTTCAAAAGAAAAGAAAATTGCAACCTTACAAAAGAAATTAAAAGAGTTAGGCCATGAATAAGAAATGGGACATTGACTACCTAGCCCTTGCTAAATGGTGGGCTGAAAGGAAGAGTAAAGACCCGAGCACTAAGGTGGGAGCTGTTATTGTAAGATCAGATAAGACAGTTGTTTCTCTTGGTTATAATGGTTTCCCTCGTGGGATTGAAGATACAGAAGAACGATTAAGCAACAGAGCATTAAAGTATCCTCGTATGGTTCATGCTGAGATGAATGCTGTTCTTAACGCTAAAGAACCCCTGGATGGTTACACGTTATATGTATGGCCGCCAGCTTTTTATGCACCTACTTGTGATAGATGTGCCGTTCATATTATTCAGGCTGGAATAAAGAGAGTTGTTGGTTATCGGGCAACAGAAGGAGACGAAACAGCATTTCGTTGGGAAGGTGAATGTATGCGAGCATTTTATATATATGAAGAAGCAGGAGTGGAGGTAGTGCTTTATGATATCTAAATTGGGAGCACTCTATTATACAATTTGGCTATGTGCACACAATCCAATTGAAAAGCTTCCTCGTATGGCGGCTGTACTCTTTACTAAAGATGGACGACAATGGAATGGCTTCAATAGATATAAAACTCATCCTTTGCAGAAGAAGTTTGGTCGTAATTCGGAAAGCATCTATTTACATGCAGAGATTGATGCTATTTGTCAAGCGGTTAAGCATACTACCATTGAAGGCGCATCCCTTTATATTGCAAGGGTGCTGAAGAACGGAGAACCAGCTCTTGCTAAACCCTGTGTGGGATGCGAGAGAGCGATAGTACATTTCGGCATCCGTTATGTTGAGTGGACAGAATGAAAATATTAGTATGCGGTGGTAGAGACTTTAGAGATTATAGAGAACTTTTTAGTATTCTTTGTGATTATGTTGGACCTGAATTAGAAATTGTTCATGGTGATGCTAGAGGTGCTGATACTGGTGCAGATGTATTTGCTAGGGTATATGGTATTAAGGTAACACCATTTCCTGCTAAATGGGACAGATACGGGACAGCAGCCGGAGTTATTCGTAATAAAGCTATGTTATCTTATGGTATTGATTTAGTAATTGCCTTCCCAGGTGGAAGAGGTACCGCAAATATGGTGAAACAGGCAGAAAAGAGAGGAATTCCAATAAAAATTGTCACACTTTCTTAGAATTTCAGTATATACTTATAGGTATAATAGAAAGAGAGAAAACGAATGTCATTAAATGCTTCAAAAATGCCAAACAGTTCAATGAAGATTGAACCCTTAGAACCAGCCACCTACCCTGCTCGGGTAGTACAGGCAATTGATTTAGGCCTACAGGCTCGACCAGATTTTCAAGGGAAAGAGAAACCTCCTGTTAATATGATCTCGTTAACGTATGAGTTTGTCGATGAGTTCTTGAAAGATGAAGACGGTGTTGATATTCCTGAGAAGCCGCGTTGGTTATCAGAAAGCTTCCCTCTTTATAGCCTTGAAGCTGAGAGAGCCAAGAGTACAGCACGATTAAAGGCTCTTGATCCAGACAATAAGACAGGTGGGGACTTTAGTGAGTTGTTAGCGCGTGCTTGTATGGTTACAATTGTTCATAACCCTAACAAGAAGACTGGTGGTGTCTATGAGAATGTTGCTGATGTAGGTGCGATGAGGGCGAAGGATGAAGAGAAATGTCCCGATCTAGTTAATCCTTCTCGGTTCTTCGACTTAGATGCTCCCGATCTTGATGTCTTTAATGGCCTTCCTTCCTTCCTCCAAGAGAAGATTAAGAACAACCTAGAGTTTGAAGGAAGCCTTTTGCAAGAAGCTCTTGGTGATAATATCCCCTTTGGAGAAACAGCAGTAGGAGCAGATGAAAGTGGAGAGCAAGATGGAGAAAATCCCTACTAATCTAGTTCCATTAATTGATGGGGATATTCTTCGTTACGAGATTGGTTTTGCATCGGAGACAGGGTGGAGAGCGATTACAGAAGAGCAAGAAACTATCCCACCCTTCTCCTATGTGGAAGGACTTCTCCTTGATAGACTTGAAGCTATCTGTCGTAATGCTACTGGTTTCTTTGGTCCGTATAGAATATTCCTAACAGAAGGTAAGACATTTCGTTATGATCTTGCTAAGACTAAAGAGTACAAGGGTACACGGATTGAAAAGAAACCTTGGCATTATAAAAATCTTTCGGTTTATATGTATGATGTCTTAGGTGCTGAGATTGTAACAGGAATTGAAGCTGATGATAGAATGGCTATTGAACAGGTTTCCTCAAATGGAAATACAATTATTTGTTCAAGAGACAAAGATTTACGACAGGTACCTGGTTACTTCTATAGTTGGGAGTTGGGGCGTCAACCTTCTTTCGGTCCCATATGTATTGACAGAACAGGAGATATCGCGCTGTCAGAAGATCGCAAAAAAATTAATGCTACCGGGTTGTATTGTTTTTATGCCCAAGTGTTGATGGGAGATAAAGTTGATAACATTCCTGGGCTTCCCGGTTGTGGTCCTGTTGCTGCTTATGATTGGTTAACCGATATTGAAGATGGTGATGCCTTATATAATAGTGTTGCTGAAGCTTATATAAATACGTATAGAGATGAACCTGAACCCGAAGGAATGCACCTATCTATGACACCTTGGGAATGTAAACTTTTAGAACAAGGGCGACTCTGTTGGATGACCCGTTCGCTAAATGCGGACGGCTCTCCTGTACTTTGGGAACTAGGAATGGAAGAATGAAATGATTGGTTTGTTTGTATTTATGGGTATAGTGGGAGCCTTTTTATGGTTTTATTTAGGATGGACTCTAGCTGATATAGTAGCTGACTATACCGGGAAAGATGGTTTGGGTGCCCTTACTTTAATAACGGTTACTGTAGCTATACCCCTTAGTATATTGGCGCAGTTTTTTGTCTAAACGGCAGTATAATGGTGGTCAATGGACGAAAGCTAGGTTTGAATCCTTCATTCGTAATGGGCTACGTACCCTCTCAGTTAAGTGGCCTCCAAGACAGGCTGCTAAGGTAGCAGCAAGGGTTGAACGAGGAGTCTATATGTGCAAGGGCTTTAATAAAAGAGCCCATAAAGTACGAGCTAGGGATATACAACTTGACCACATAGTTCCTGTAATTGAAATAGGGGTCGGCCATACTACATGGGACAAGTACATCAATCGCTTGTTCTGTGAAGAAGAGCGGTTCCAAGTGCTTTGTAAAGAGTGTCATAAAAGGAAAACAAAAAATGAAAGAGTCAGCAAAAGCGCTTTATGATTTGTTCGTAGAACATTCAAAAGACTTCGGAGAACCTGAAGGACGGCTTGTTTCTGGTGAAGGTCTAGAACTTATGAGTGATTTCTTTGAAACAGTTGATAGAGACCAGAGAGGATTTGTATTCTTAGCCTTTCTACAACTTCTCCATGAAAACGGTTACGTCTACGAAGTAGAACAGTTTGTAGATATCGATCACACTGACGAGATACCTGAGTTGGAGTTCGTCCCTTATGAGGGTACTGCATGAAAATATTACTTTTAGATATTGAGACTGCCCCACATAGAGCATATGTGTGGGGGCTATGGAACCAGAACATTGCCATCAATCAGATTGAGGAGCCCGGCTATACTCTTAGTTGGGCAGCTAAATGGTTAGGTGAGAAAGAGATTTCTTTCAAGTCAATACATACACATAAAAAGTTATCAATGCTCTCTCATATATATAGTCGTATTGATGATGCGGATGTTGTTATTCATTTTAACGGGACAAAGTTTGACCTTCCTATATTAAACCAAGAGTTTCTGAGTATGGGTTGGTCTCCTCCTTCTCCTGTATTAGAGATTGATCTATTAAAGGTTGTACGTAGAAGGTTTAGGCTTCCGAGTAATAAACTTAACTATGTAACACAATTTCTTGGGCTAGGTAAAAAGACCCCCCATAAAGGAATGGAGCTTTGGAAAGACTGTATGGCTGGAAAAGTCTCAGCCTGGGCAATGATGGAGAAGTATAACAAGCAGGATATTACTCTCCTTGAGAAACTTTACCACCGCCTTCTTCCTTGGATACCTAATCATCCTAACCGTGGCCTGTTCTCTGAAGGAGAAGCTCCTCAGTGTCCTACTTGTGGGAGCGAAAGTTTACAGAAAAGAGGATTTGCCTACACAGCTACTCTTACCTATCAGCGTTACCGTTGCAACTCATGTGGTGCATGGTCTAAGGAACGATATACAAACATGGATAAGGATAAGAGAAAGAATGTAATGAAAGGAATTGTTTAATGAAAATATTAGCAACAATAGCATTATCCCTCTTTCTTGGTGGGTGCGCTATTCCTTCAACTCTTCAAACAGCCCTTCTTCTTTTTGGTGGAAAGGCAATAGAACTTGTTGAAGAGGCTTATGTAGGAGATCAGACCCGTATTGCTCGTAGCTTAGATCAAGAAGAGCGTGACACAAATCAGGGAGTAACTGATTGTCAAGAAAAGGTAAGAGAGTTAGCTAAAACTGTTGATGAAGTAGTTAGTGGTCATACTAAATGCTTACAAATGGGACAAGAATTCCGTCCAATGTCAACTTGGGCAGAGCGTAGATTAGATGCTCTTAAGGATGATATTGAAACGACACCATTACCAGCTAACCGCTACCTTCTCATCCCTGATGACGCTTCTCCATGAAGACAATATACTTAATGGGATCGTTGAGAAATCCAACGATCCCTGCCCTTGGTAAGCGTATAAGAGCCTTAGGCTTTGATGTATTTGATGATTGGTTTGCACCAGGCCCAAGAGCAGATGATTATTGGAGACAGTATTCTCAAGCTAGAGGACAGACTTATAAAGAAGCTCTCCGCTCTTGGGCTGCAACCCATGTCTTTGAGTTCGATCACTTCCATCTAAATCGTGCATCTATTGGTTTGCTTGTCCACCCTGCTGGTAAGAGTTGCCATCTTGAGCTCGGCTATATGAGAGGACAAGACAAACCCACCATCATCTATTGGCCTGATGGTGAACCAGAGAAGGATAGGTGGGATGTTATGGTTCAGTTTGCCACCCCTGTATTCTCTTTCAATGAATTAAAGGAAACCTTAAATGGCCTTAAATAAACAAGAAGTAGCTATAAAAGATTTAGATAAAGCAGTTGCTATTATTAAGAAAGCTGCTATTATTGTAAGAGGGGACAGACAAAAAGAATATGGAAATAAGCGTGAAAACTTTCAGAACACAGCTAATCTATGGAATGCTTATTTAACTGCACACTCAATAACACCACATGATGTTGCTATGATGATGATACTCTTAAAGATGGCACGTACAATGACAGGTTCAGCTAAGACTAATGAAGATACCTATGTTGATATGGCAGGCTATGCTGGTATTGCAGGAGTGTTGAGATGAAACCACATGCTTGGGTAGGATTAAAAGCTTATTTAGATTTTATTAATAAGGTAAGTAAATACCATAGTGCAGGAGAAGGGAATTTTGAAGAACTTCATTATCTTACACACGGTCTAACCGGGGAAGCTGGCGAGTTCGCAGATGAAGTAAAGAAACTAACTGGACATATGAATCAAAGAGCCTATAAGAGATATAAAAATATGGCACTTGAGATTGGGGATGTTCTCTTCCATGTCATTCGTTTGATCGATTGGCTTGGTCTAACTCCTGAAGAAGTTATTAAATTGAATATGAAGAAACTTACCAAGAGGTATGAAAGTGGTAGAATTCATTCAGGATAAGGCGTTAGGTTTTGATGATGTCTTAATCGTACCGCAACCCTCTTCTATTTCTTCGAGAGCACAGGTAGAGTTGAAGAGAAAGTTTAAGTTTCTCACATCAGAGTGGACAG